CTGCCGCCCATTTCCAACTGAATACTTTTAACAAAGTTGATGATTTGTTGGTTGTAGCTGTTGATGTCGAATTTCTTGCCACGTTGCTCCTTGTCGTGGAAGTTTTTGAGGGTGGTGAAGAAGCCCTCTAGATGCTTCCGAGGCAGGTACACCAGTGCGAATTTCTCCATGGCTAACTCCCATTCGGCAAATCGCTTCCTGAACCTCGCGATATCTTCTTGGGCCTCTTGCCAACTATCACCTCTGCTACGTTTAAAAGAACCTGCCGGGTACCCTTCGAACTGCCGGGCCATTAGGTCCAGGAACGCGAATAGTGCCTTGTTGACGGCCTCAGTCTACTCCAGCACCACTTTGTGATACTGGCGCACACTGACAGGCAGGCGTAACAATTGCTGCTTGGTCTTCGGGTTCACAGCCTTGTGGTACGTCGTCAACTTCTTGTACGACTTCGTGACAGCGTGTTCAGCAGCTTGCTTCGTAAGGGGTTCATAAACAGCCCCATCGGGTGAATGCTTGGTAGGTTTCTTCTCCACTGGCGGGCCAGTGACGATAAGCGGCTCGACCGGGCTGAGAGTGTACTCGAGTCTCCTAACGGCTTCACTGTCCAGGTCCTAGAGTCTGGTGTGCTCAAAGGGTGTTCCGCTGAGGACGTCGGTGTTGAACGCTAAGATTCGGTCGGCAGTAGCTTTGTTGTACATGATCTTGACTATGGTGTGCAGGGAAAACAGCTGCCGGGTGTTGATAGCCTGTCTTTCAACCACACCAAAATCGGTCAAGTACTGCTGCGCCTTGGCAGCCATTTCTTCTGGGTCCATGTGTTCCAGTTAGCGCAGGGTTGTGACGAAGGCGGCGTTCAGGATCATGTTGATTTCCGGATCCATAAAGCCACCGAAAAGGTACAGCGACTGGTCTTTGGCCAGGGTAGCGATCAGATAGTCATTGTACTGTTCCGGCACGGTCAGGTTGTACCCTTTTTCTGCTTTCGAAAAACCAATTGCGGCCCACAACCTCTTGGTACTTAGGGTTGGGAACTCCAATTTGATGTCTTCATCATGGAAAGGTTTAAAGTAACGGACACCGAAGCCGAGGAAGTCTAGATCCACGTACAACTCGTGGTCAAGAGTGCCTAGTACGTCATTCTAGACTAGTTCGGTCTTCATGGTGACCCCTTACATTGCGAAGATCGGATCCAAGGCCCGTGCCTGGATCAGCGAGATCCAGTCACTCCTTTTCTCCAGCAGACGTTTTAGTAACATCACCTTATGATGTGACTCGTAAGCTTTCTCGATCTTCTGCCACTCCTCAGGATCTAGGTGCTCAACCCCGTGTATTTTGTTACGCACGGCCACTATGCAGGAGACTATCATTGCCATCTTGATGCAGTTGATATCTGCGGTACCAGGATATCCGGATGATAGCCAGTCGGTCTTAATGACTGTGTCACCAATGAGCACTGGGGCTTGCACCATTTGTGAAGATGCTATAGCAGTGTAGGCTTCCCAGGTTTTCGTGTCAACTTTCGAATACTGCTTATGAAAGAACTGGATGTAGAATTCGGCGTCCTCCTACGAGTGGGAGCATTCCATCTTTTCTCCATCCATTGATATCCACTTCACCTTCCCATCAAGTTTGTGTCCGATGAATAGGTTATCAGCCATGAATAAAATCATCATGGAGTCATCCGTTGCATCCCTCATTGCGTTTATAAGTGCTTTGAAAAAGCCATTCGTGGGACTAAAACCCTGTAAATTGTAGTTCCCGTGAGGTATGGCTGCAGGATGGAATCGTAGAGTCTACTAGTTAAAATTCGGTCTGTTTTTGAAGATAGGGTTCTGAACTAACTGAGGTAGGATTGTGACGGGATAACTGAGCGCGCAAACGTTCCTAGTCTTTTCGTCAAATTCACTCCTTTTGTAGACTTCCACTTTGGGCTTGAAGTACTGTAGTGACATCGGATGGTTACGGAACCACTACTTGGGTTGTTCTTCTGCCATGAGGTTATTTAAGAGCCACTGCCCGACGGCGAGTAGGGTGCCGTGACCAGTCACCTCGTTCTTCTGTGTCGCATTACCGCAAAATGGGCCAGAGCTCGAACTCAAGTTGATGGTTACAGCTTATAGGTTAGAGCCAGTCTAAGGGTCCGTGTATTAACCCTATGTGGCGCTAATGAAATCCTTGATATCGTTGTAATCATTCCAACTTGGCAGCTCGGTGGTATCGAATATTAGTCCGCGGCTCTTATCCAGGCCAATGGGGTTGACCGAGGTAAACTCATACTCACCCATATAATAAGAGTCTCTCATTATATTGTTCTTAGTAGCACGGACTTTCTTGTACCTACCGGCTTAGCCATACAAAGAACCATTGTTTAGAGTTAACTCATTGAGTTCCTCCACGATGTCATTCCCGAATCCCCAATTCTCGCTGAGGGCTCTGATATTATCAATTACCGCGAGAAGGTTCTTGTCAGCTTCCCCAGTGAAATACTTCGGAGCGTAACTGAGATCCTTGAATTAATCGGATGGTATCTTGTCAGTGGGCTTATAGGAGGACCACTCCTTTTCTTCATCAACCTTCGTGCCAAGAGGTGCTAGCCTGTAGAAGCCTGCCTTGGGTTGCTCTGTCTTGCCGACGGCAAAGGCCGTACTGACAAGGGAGGCATTGAAGGTAGGCTTCCTCTTG